GTTCCACCATGCCAGTTCCTACTACTTCTGACCGCCGCCCCTCCTCCGCCCCCTTCGCCTACTACACCGGAGACGCTGCCTCCGGTGAGCCCTCCACCAAGGGGCGGTTCTATGGGGAAGTCTTCATCGACGAGGAGGGCCGGAGGTGGAACTCAACGGGGGTGGATACCTCCGAGGGGAACGGGGTGGTTTACTTCCCGCCCTTCTCCTCCGCCGCCCTCTACGCCGAGGTCGATGTGCTGAACGAGGCCATCGATGCCCTCACCTCCGCCCTCGACACCTACCACCCTCTCGACGAGGGTCTCTCCGAGGCCGAGGTCGAGGGCCGTTGGGCCGCTCGCAAGGCCATCGACGAGGTCCGCGACAGGCTCCAGCGTCAGGCCGATGGCACCGCCGACGAGGCCCGCTACGCCGCCTACGCTGGCCGATAACCCCGCCCCGAATCCTGAATCCTGAACTACCAACCATACCCAGCTACCATGCCAGTTCCTACTTCCGACCGCCGCCCCTCCCCCATGACCCTCCACGCCAAGACCCTCTCCCTGCCAAGGCTGAGAAAGGACGTTGCCAGTCTGGATCAGATCCTGACCCGCGCCGAGATCGACTCCGCTGGCTGGGCCTGCATCAAGTCTGTCCGCGACGACTTCCAAGCTGAGATCGACTTCCGAGTCTCGCTACAGGATGTCGATGCCTTCCTGAACACCAGCCCACATCGCCACCGATAACCCCGCCCCGAAATCTCACCAACCTAAACTACCCAAGATTATGAACACCATTTATTTCGACCTGACCGACAAACATCAAGCCGAGGCCTATGGCCGCTTGGTTCTCACCTATGTTGAGCGAGGCCTGACCTTCGACCTGAAGCACAACACTCACGATGCTCCAGAGGGCATCGTCGGCGTCACCCTGACCGGAGGCTATTAAACCCCAAAAATAATTCAAGAAAACATTTGACAATTATCTAACCACCAGCTATACTACCGTCATGCTCAAGTTCGATTCCATCACCTCCGCCTCCGGCAAGACCCACGCCGGATTCACTTCCAAGTTTTCAACCGACGCCGAGGCCGCCGCTGCCGTCTTCGCTGACCCCGATGCCAGTTCCTTTGCCAAGGATCTCGCCAACGCCTTCACCAAGTGGGGCAACCTGTCCGCCGCTCGCAAGTTCTGGCTCCACCGAGTCGCCACTCCCGAGGCCAAGGCCGCGCCCGTTGCGGTGGATGCCTCCGCCATCGAGGCTATCTTCGCCACCGCTTCGGCCAAGCTGAAGTTTCCGAAGTTTATCCTGAATCGTGGCCCCGTCACCCTGAAGGTGGCGAAGGCTGGGCCTCGGTCCAAGCACCACGGGTCCATCACCGTCGCCGCTCCCGAGTTCGGGGCAGGCTGGTTCGGAGTGATCAAGGACGGTGCCTTCCACCCCGCTCGGCAGGCGACCCCCGAGGTCGTCCAGTTGGTGAAGGACTTCGCCGCTGACCCTGCCAAGGTGGCGGCGGAACACGGCCATGCCTCCGGCAACTGCTGCTTCTGTCGGCGGGAGCTGACCACCCCCGAGTCCCTTGCCGCTGGGTTCGGCCCAGTGTGCGCCGAGAACTTCGGCCTGCCATGGGGCGACAAGACCGCCGCCGCTTAACCCCAGAATTATTTACCCAGTTACCATCTCAAGATCATGTCTGTAAACCACCTCTCCCCATCCGCCTTCGCCGTCCTCCGCCACCGCAACTGGACGGGACTGTCCCTCGCCAAGCTCATCGACTCTGGACGAGTCCCCCTCATCGTGAGGGAACTCGGGTCACCCCACCCCGAGGCAATCGACGCCGCCGCCGATGCGGCCCTCGGTGAGGTCGCTCTCGTCGAGGACATCCCCGCCCGTCGAGAGGTTGTCCGCGAGGTGCAGGACGCTGCCAAGGCTATCGTCGAGGGGGAGAGAGTCCTCCGTGACGGGGTCGAGTTGTTCACTGCCATTATGCTGGCGGACCACAACGAGAACCACCATCTTCTTGATGCCATCGACCACCTCAAGGCCCAAAAATAAATTGAGAAAACATTTGACAACTTAACGCCCATCTGCTATAGTCTTACCATGCCTGCTACCACTACCCAGTCCGCCCTGCCCCGCCCCATGCGAACCTATCGTGTGATCGTGGACGGGGACGAGCGGTCCCTCTTCACCGTCGAGGCCACCTCCAACAAGGAGGCAAGGAAGCAGGCATCCCGCTGGGTTTCCACCGCCTGCTGGGGATGGGGAAAGCCCCACCTCTCGGTCACCCTTGAACCCTCCGCTTAACCCCAGAATTATTTACCCACTTACCACCATGTCACCAACATTCACTGTCCGCGTCCACGACTTCCACGGCGAGCCTAAAGAAGTCTTCCTCGTCACCCTCACCGTATGGGCTTCCGCCCTCCGCTCCGAGGCGAAGGGAATCCAAGTGTCCACTCAGCCCGCCGAGCCTCTCGTCCGCAAGTTCCTTGGCACCCCCGAGGACTACCCTCTACAGGCCATCTCGGATTACATCACCGCCGCCCACCGCGACATCAAATCCCAGCTCGGTCTCGCCGCTTAACCCCAGAAACATTTACCCAGTTACCATCATGCCCAAAATCACTTGCCCCGCTTCATTCATGCCTGATTCCCACGACCCCACCCCATATCTTGAGATCAAGACCGAGGATCTCGTCGCCATTATCGACAGTCTCAACCGCATCGTCGATGAACTCAACGCCGAGGACGCTTACCTGAACGGTCTCGTGCCTGACCTTGAGGAGACCACCACCCGTCTCACTTGCCTCTACAGCAGGGGCCTGCTCGACGCAGTCCAACGTGCCGTGCCTTTCAAGTTCAGAAACACTAAGGTAATGAAATACAAAACTGAAATCATGGAGATGGCAAGGATCGCCTGTGCTAGTATCCACGATGACCTGCAAGAGCATATGGACATCTCGGATGATCTGTTTATTGAGATCAGAGAGTTTCTTTCCACCCAAAAATAATTCAAGAAAACATTTGACAACTTAACACCTAGCTGATATACTACTCCCATGCTTGAAACTTCTCTCCCCATCATCTCCTACTCCGGCGTCCGCCCCGCAACCCGAATGGCCGAACGCTCCGGCTCGGTCCTCGCAGTCGGCGGCCCCTCTGGAGGAGGCAAGACCACCTCTGCCAAGGAGGTCGCCGAGGAACTCGGCATCGAACCCGTGTTCCGCCCCATCAGCGAGGCCCACAAAGGCGGGATCGTTGTGTTCAACTGCGCCGGAGTCCACGAGGAGACTGCCCGTGGCATCCAAGTTCCTCACCACGAGGGCGATGGAATCTACCGCTCCGTTTCCCTCATCCCAGAGGAGGCTCCTGTCGAGGCGACCGTCGGGGATGCTCATGTCCTTTGTGTCGTCGATGAATATCAGGCGGCACCCGGCCCACTGAAGCAGGCGCTTCGATCCGCTCTCTACGCACCGGACGGGCAGGACCGCTACATCGGGGTCCACAAGGTCGGTCCTAACGTGAGGTTCATGATCACGTTCAACGGTCGGCTCGACGATGTCGAGAACGGGCGGGAACTCTCCCAGCCTGACGCTGCACGGTGCAGCCAGTATCGCTTCCAGCTTTCGGTCGAGGACTTCCTCGATTACACTGCCCCCACCTTCAAGGGCAGCCCTGTCTGGGCCTACCTGAACTTCTTCCGCCAAGGCGTGGAGACTCAGGGCGAGGGTCTCAACCCGTGGACGGGCAAGGTCAAGGGCGAGGACAAGCCGTCCCGCTACACTGGCGGAGCCGTATGCTCTGGCCGGACATGGGAAGGCGTCCTCAGGATGTTCCCCGACTGGGACTCCATCGAGGACGTAGACTTCTTCGCCCTGCACGCTGCATCCCGCATCCCGACTCCTGTAGTCGAGGACATGGTCAACCTCATCAAGACCGTGATCGAGGTGGGGCCGGAGGTGACCGAGGTCCGCGAGGGTCGTAAGACCATGGCCGAGGTTCCCAAGCACCGTCACCCCGCCGTGGCTTTTGCCGCCGCTCGCATCGCCCTGAACGAGGGGGGCAAGGACTACCCTGCCGCGATCTCTTCCGGCCAGTGGGACTGGGCCTTCGACCTCTTTGAAGGATGCAGCCCCGAGTTGGGAGCGTGGGTGTTCTCCACCCTCGCCGCCCACACTCAGCCCGAGGGTGACGGGGACAACCCCATCTTCGCCCACCCATCTGCTGCTCGCCTGAAAGGTCTCGTTGCCTGACCCAAAAATAAATTAAGAAAACATTTGACAACTTAACACCTAGCTGATATACTACTCCCATGCTCGAAATCAAATCTTCCTCCCTCCGCTCTCTCATCGAGATCCACCTCGCCACCCCGTCCTACGTGATCACGGGGACCAACCCCAACGCAAAGAAAGTCCTGCTCGATCAGGTCGATCCCGAGGATCGGGCCGGACTCAAGAAACTCCTGTCGGCGAACAGCCGCTTCCTCCCCGCCACCGACACTGCTATCGGAACGGCGCGGTCCTTCGTCAATCAGTTCAAGAAGGACATCGTGGCTGGTGACCCTAAGCGGGGCTACCGTGGGCTAGCGAAGACTGGCCGACCGAACACCTACCTCTGCCGAGTGCAGGACTTCGACCGTTTCGAGGAGATCTTCAACGCTGCGAAGGTCAGCATCGACAAGTGCAACGCCGAGATCCGCCGGAACTGGGAGGCTCTCAAGGAGCGGGGCAAGGAGGAGATGCTCGTGTTCGGGAAGGGCGTGGAGTATCCCACCGTGGATCGGTTCCTCCGCCGGAGCGAACTCGGGTTCGACATCGAAACCACTATCTCGGATTCTAAAATCTTCGATACCGTGCTGGCCGAGACGGTCCAGCGGATCAAGATCAAGGCCGAGGAGTCTACCAAGGCCAAGGTTCTCTCGGCCCACGCTAAGCCTGTCGAGAACCTGCTCGACGCTCTCGGTGAGTGCGTCAAGAGGTTGGCCGCCGCTGGCTCCAAGGAGGGCGGGAAGAACAAGCGGCTCCGCGCCGACAAGTTCAAGACCGTGGAGAAACTGGTCGCCGAGGTGCGGGGCAAGAACCTGCTCGACCTCCCCGAACTGGAGACGGCTGCCGCCACTGCTGCCGGTCTCGTCGAGGGACTCGACGTTGTCGGTCTCGACCCCTCCGAGAGGAAGGACAAGGCCGAGGAGTTCACCAAGGTGACTGCCGCCCTTGAGGACAAGCTCGCCGCGAGTGGGCTTGTCTAAAAAAGATCAGAAACATATTGACTAATCACGAACACTCTGTTATAGTATCACCATGCCTGCCACTTCCAACTTCATCGACGTTCACCCAAGGGGGACCACCCCCATCGAGGTCGGGGTCCGCAACCTCCGCAACTATGTCGGATACCTCTACCGCCCCTGCCTCCGAGGCATGAAGCGGACTACCGAGACCAAGTATGGCATGACCGACGGTAGATACGGCTACTACAACGAGGAGAACCTGAACTCCCTCACCCCCGCCGAGGCTGGGTTTGTGGTCGGTCACGAGAATGGTCACATCGTTCTCAATCACCCCGAGAGGTTCCGCCGCTACCGTGAGGTCGGCGCTCAGATCTTCTGGAAGGGCAAGGTATGGTGCGCCGCCAACGTGATGAGTGATCTGATCATCAACGCGTGGCTCCGCGATCTCAACACCGAGGCCCGTCAGGCCATGATCGACGCCGGACTTGAGCCGTTCGATGTGATGACTCCCCTCGGAGATATTCTTATCGACGAAAAAGATTTATACGATACCGACAAGGAAGACCTGTCCTCCGAGCAAGGGATCGAGAAGATCCTCAAGACCCACCCCGTTCCTCCTGTGAACGTGAACAGCGGTGGCTCCGAGAAGTCCGACGAGGAAGGTGACGAGGCTGGCAATGGCTCCGGCACCCCGAACCCTGACTCCGGCGACGAGGCTGGTGATCAGGACGGCGGTGACTCCGGTGACGAGAACGATTCTAATGGTGAGCATGAAGGTGAGTCCGGCAAGGGTGGTGCCGAGTCGGACGAGCATGGTGAGTCCCCATCCCCTGATGGCTCGGGGGGTGGGGCAACCACCGGAGAGTTCGGTGGTGGTCACGATGACTTCTGCGAGCCTGAGCTTGAGGACGGCGAGACCCTTGAGGAGTTCGACGCCGCGAACCGTGAGGCTGCACAGCAGGCTTCTTACGAGGAGCGGGTGAACGAGACCAAGGGACTCACCTCCGGCGGGGCAGGGACGTTCACATCGAGCGACCTGAAGCGCACCACGAACCGTGTCCCTTGGACCGAGCATCTTGCCAACTGGTTTCAGGCTCGCTCCGAGGAAGGCTGGGACCGTCCGTTCTGCACACGCACCTTTGACCGGACTGGCGTGGTCCGCCGCGCCCGTGGCTCCAAGGTAGCTGGCGAGCTTGTGTTCCTCGTGGACACCTCCGGCTCCAACGTCAACCGGATGGGTCCGATGCTCGACAAGGTGCAGGAGGTGCTTGACCAGTTCCAGCCCCGCCTCACCCACGTTGTCCCCTGCGACAGACAGGTCCACACGACCCACGAGGTGGACGCTGGGGGCCAACTCCCCGAGACCCTTGAAGGTGGCGGCGGCACTCTGCTCAAGCCAGCCCTCGACTGGGCCGAGGAGAACGCACCGAACGCGGACGGCATCATCTACCTGACCGACGGTTACACGTGGAAATACGACTGGGAGGAGATGAGAGAGCCACACTGCCCCATCCTGTGGCTGTGCTTTGGCTACCACGCCCCCGAGAACATCGGTGTCACCTGCTACCCGTTCGGCGAGCGAGTCGCCATCAACATAGCTTAACCTGAAAATAGAAAACTAGTTACCATGAGAGATCTAATCCAAACGATGTGGCTGCGACTGTTCGTCCTTGCCGCCAGCAAGATGGGCTTCCGCTACATCATCCCCTACGGCGCGGACATGGTCGTCCACGTTGCCGAGACCGAGACCGCCCTGCTTGCGTCCTGCCGCGACTACGTTGCCGCTCACGAGGCCGAGCAGTCCGAGAGGAAGCGCGAGGCGTTTGCCGAGGCAGTCACTGAAGTTATCAACCCTGAAACCCTGCCCCTTGTAAAATAATGGACAATCTAAATAGAAACGATGACATCGTAGTGCGCCCCGCACCTGTGACCAAGCGCACCAGCCTCACCCCCGAATATCTTGCCGAGATCGAGCGACGCGCTAAGGCTCTTCGTCCACGACCTCTGACCCAGCAGGAAAAAGTCAAGCTCGCCCACATCGAACGGTGCAGTTAACAGGACAGGCTGACGACCGCATCAACGACGGGGGTTACGCTTAACTCAAAAATAAAATATCCAGTTAACACCCGCTTAATTTATTTGCAGAAAGTTGTTGACTAAATCCTACCACTCTGTTATAGTATCACCATGCCACACATCAACCAAAGCATCCACGACTATTTCGAGGCCGCCCGCCCCAAGGGTCTCCCGAGACCCGAGGTAGTTTCCCGAGTCCTGCGAGAAATTAAATCGTCGATTGAAGACGGACCCCGAGACTACGCCGACTTCGACTCGCATCAGACTGCCCAAGAGATCGACGAACTGGAAAGAGAGATCCATGAAGACCAAGCACAAACTCCCAACGACCTCCCTTGAGAAGAGGAACATGGCTCGTCACGCCATGCCCCCTCCGACCACCCGTTACCGAGATCAGAAGAAACATGTGCGGAAGACTGCATGTCGCAAACCAATCATCAACCTATCCTGATGACTGCAACCCTCTTCCTGATCCTTGTCCCCCTCGTCCTGCTCCTCGTTCTCCGGCGGAAGCGGGAGAGCTTAACTGAAAAATAAAGTTTCCAGTTAACACTCGCTTAATTTATTTGCAGAAAGTTATTGACTAAATCCTACCCCTCTGTTATAGTATCACCATGGCAAACATTACATCTATCCGGTCCTTCCTCAAGGACACTCAAGCTGGCCTCGATTTGCTCCTGAGCCAGACCGACGAACAACTGAAGTCCCACGAGAGAATCGCGGACCTGACCAACATGCTGCTCAACGAGCGCGAGGCAGCCGACAGGCTTCTCGATGGGCTCCGTGAGTGCCATCTGAAACATGTTACAGGCATGGGGTTCAAGGCGAAGAAGGCTCACCTTGAGGAGATCATTGAGAATTTCGAGACCGACCGCGAATATTTCGAGACCGACCACGAATCAGAGTTGTTCGCCAAGCCCGCTTACACTTCGTCTCCCCCCATTCCACGGCTAACACCGGCAGCCGAAGAGGCAATAGCCGCAGCCGCAGCCGCAGCCGCAGAAGAAGCAGAAGCGCCGGAGGTTCCCAGCCTCGCTACTATTCTAGGTGCGAACACGGAGCCCGAGGAAATCCCACGCGATGTCCGAGCGGTTTCTTCTTTCGACTCCATCGAGTCGCTCGGTATCCCCCACAACGCGGTGAAGGCGCTGCTCGGGGAGGGGCTCGTGAACGTGGGGCAGGTTACTGATCAGACCCCTGAGTATCTCCTCACCCTCCCTAACTTTGGACCTGCTGCCTTGCAGTCCTTGCTCGCCGCTTTTTACGACGGGGCTGTCACATGGGAAGCTGCCGACGAACTCGGCATCTCGTCTTTCTCCAGCAAGAAAGAACTTGAGGAGGCGCTCGACATCAAAGAGCTTAACAAGAAGCAGGCCCGTGCCTACTCCAAGGGCTGGTATCGAAAGAACAAAGAGAGAATCCGTGCTTCCCAGAGGAGAAGTCGCCAGCGTAACAAGATCCAGCGAAAGGGGGGCCAGTAAAATGTGGGTCTTCACTAACAAAGGGTTCTTCTCGGTGGTGCAGGATCGCAACGACTCCACAAAATTGCTCGTCCGTTCTCGGATTAAAGGAGACTTGGAGCGGGTGTTCGGCGAAGAAATAGAAGCGGCTGGGGCGTGGGTAACTGAGACCCCTAAAGCTGACTACAGGTTCAGGGTCTTTCTCCCCAAGGAAATGGTGGTCGCACAGATTGCCAGAGAGGTGGACGAGATTGACTACGGTAACTACAAAAATAGTTATGCCGGTAACACCGACATCCCACAACCTCTCAGGTCCGTGATGAAGTATCACATGACCGACGCATGGAGTGCGATGTGGGCCGCCCAGAAGGAAGCGAAGGAGCTTGAAGAAGCCTACGAAGAAAACGACGGGGCGCATATATTTTGGGGTAGCTCCCCAACCGTGAGTGACTGAACATAGGTGTAATCCAAGAGCCTAAAGGTGTCTGTATCTTGAGCAGGGGTCAACCGACTGAGCAGAGAGAGCAGAGCGCGAGTAGCCTAAATGATCTTTATCTGGATGGCGAAAGTTGGGGGTAACAAAAGTAATCCCTCCCCACATTTTACCTTTCAAATACATGATTAAAACCATTGGACAATCTGTTAGATCCGTGTATAATTCCGGCGTGGCTAAAATAATTGATGTCCGCAAATGGTTTCCGAAGATGCGTAAAGGTTGCACCCGTTACGTCATCGAGCAGGAACTGGAGGCCATCGCCTTAGAAGAAGCCGCACTCAAGCCGAGGGTGGATGCCATCCTCTACTTGCTCAAGAAACTGTAACCCCCAATCCAATGGACATGGCAACCTTGACCATCAGCACAGACAATGAAAAGCAAGCCCGAGTCATCCTCTCACTTCTCACCGAAGCAGAAGAGAACGGGGAGCTGGATTTCAGTTTCGGATGCCGTCTCTCCGCAGTCCGCGAGAAAGTCGAATTCGACAACTCCCTCTAACCTAATGAAAAAAGAACTAGCTATTTTCGAGACCATAACTCTTGTCCTTGCGTCAATAGTGGGCACTATACTCCTGACCCACGCAGGGCTGAACTTTATCGAATATTTACTTTTCTGACTTTAGTAGTCGCTCGGGCATGGTGTGCAGGGAGATCCTGCAACGGGTTTAGCTAGTCCCCAATGAAACACCCGAGCGGCTGCTTCAAAAAAATATACCATAAAGTTCTTGACGCTAGTCAACTCACCTGCTATACTACCCGCATCCTAAAACTAACTACCTATTAAATGAGCAAGACCCTTTTCCCCAAGCAACAAGAAGCGTTCGACTTCTTCTACAAGCGGCTCTCCGCTGGCCTCGCCACCCTCGACCAGTCCGACATGGGGACTGGCAAGACTGTGGTCGCAGTCAAGTTGGCAGCCGCTCTCGGCAAGCCCATCGCAGTCATCTGCCCCAAGGCTGTCATCCCTGCATGGAAGCAGGAACTGGCGGAGGAGGGGGTCACTGCAACCTTCATCCTTAACCTTGAATCCCTTCGCACGGGTAAGACTCCCCACGTTTCCAAGGTGGGCAAGAAAGCATTCAAGTGGCTCATCGACCCCGACACCATTGTGTTCGTGGACGAGGTTCACAAGTGCAAGGGACCATTCACCCAGAACGCTTCGCTGTTCATATCTCTCGTCAAGCAGGGGTTCACGGTTCACAGCATGTCCGGCACCAGTTGCGAAGACCCGACTGAGATGCGCCCGCTCGGGCTGGCACTCGGCCTCCACTCCGGCGACGAGAAGGTGGATGGACTCAAGAGGTGGTGGCCGTGGATGCGTATGTTCGGGTGTGCGAAGAACGAGTGGGGTGCGTGGGTTCTGGAAGATCCGTTCTTCCTCCCCCATCTCCGCGAGAAGATGTATCGTTCCTCTACTCACCGTCTCACGGTGGATGACTTCCCGAACTCCTTCAAGGACAACCGTGTGTTCACCACGCCTGTCCAGTTCCGCGAGAACAAGAAGATCCAGAAGGCTTACGACGACCTCGGCATTACTCCTCAGATCGTGGAGGACTTCATCGAGAAGGGAACCGTGACCGACAGCGAGCATGTCCTCGCCAACATCACCCGTGCTCGCCGACTGGCCGAAGCATTCAAGGTGGTAGACCTTGCCGAGATGGCAGAGGATCTCATGGATCAGGGTAAGTCGGTAGTTCTTTTCGTGAATTACAGTGACACCATCGACGCCCTCCGGCTCCGGCTGAAGTGTGATCGGATCGACGGGCGGCAATCAGAGGACGACCGTCAGCGTGTGATCGACGAGTTCCAAGCAGACCAGACCCACTGCATCGCAGTCAACGCTGCGGCTGGCGGGACGGGGATCTCCCTGCACGACACGATTGGCAACCGCCCACGCGTGGCGCTGATCTCGCCCACCTTCAACTGCAAGATCTACAAGCAGGTGCTCGGTCGCATCCACCGCAACGGTGGTAAGAGTGACGCGCTCCAGCAGGTGCTGGTCGCAACGGACTCCATCGAGGAGCATGTGATGCGGTCGATCAACCGCCGTCTGTCCAACCTCAAAGAGCTGCACGGTGTATAGACAGATAGTCCGAGAGTTCTTCCCGAACGGAATGCCGATGATGATTCAGGGTGAGCATTTCGATGATGATCCGGTGGACCCTGAAACCTGCAAACTGTATCCGATCATGGGCGACAAGATCCTACCCGCCTCCCCGCTCCTAGACACCAAAGCTCAATACAATATTGCTATCCGGCTGACCGACATCATTAACAAATGAACATTTTCATCGTAGACAAAGATCCAACCATCGCCGCACAGCAACTGTGCGACAAGCATGTGGTCAAGATGATCCTTGAGTCAGCGCAGATGTTGTGCGCGGCTTACCCCAAAGGTGAGGCTCCATACAAGAGGGCCTTCTACAACCACCCATGCACCGTGTGGGCGAGGGAGTCAGCCGCAAACTACGAGTGGCTCCTCACTCACGCTAACGAGATGTGCCACGAATACACTCACCGCTACGGCAAAGCCCACAAGTCTTCCGACGCGATCCAATGGTGCGGTGACAACTCACACCACCTCAACCTTAGTGAGCTGGGGCAAACCCCTTTCGCTCAGGCCATGCCTGACGAATTCAAAAATGCCTGTGCGGTGACCGCTTATCGCGCTTACTACAACGCCGAGAAGGCTTACTTCGCTAAGTGGACTCGGCGCGAGCAACCTGAATGGTTCAACTATGCGTGGCCTGCCACAGCCCCTTAACTCAAATAATTAAAATGACATTAGACAAACTGAAAAGCCGCCAAGCTACCGAGCACCAGAAGCGCACCGACGAGATCGTCGAGAACGTAGCCGACCGCAAGTGGACGAAGGACACTCTCGCCAAGAACCTCGACGCCCTCTACATGATGGGCATCAGGCACGGGTGGGAGGCCGCCAGTCTCGCGCCCCGAGCAATTCTGGATGCCGTCGCAGACTCCGAGGAACTGGAGATCATCAGTCGCTAGTCGTCCAGCCGGAGGAAGCGGGGGTTCTTCGACTGCTCGTTCATAAGCCACTTGAGCCGTTGCTGGCCTTGGGTAGTTCTCATCAGGGACTGCACGAGGTCAGTTGTTGGGACTGGGTTCTCCATGAACCCTGCAAACAGCAACTTGGTTCGGCGGTCCCCGTATCGGGCAGCCCGTAGTTTGCTATAAAGTTCAGAGTTCTTTACGCCAAGGCCGTTGAACCCGCGTAATGCTTGGGACATTCTTTGGTTGATCCTCATGCGGGATTCCAAGACATCTTTGTAGACGCTCCTCACAGACCCCTCACCCATTCCCTTGCTCTGCTTGAGCTTATTGAATCGGGCCTGAACTCGACGTTGCTCATCCCGAAGTTGGTATACAACCCGAGAGAACTGATCGGCGGGGTCATTTGCGCGGGGCCTTACTGGATAAAACTCACTTGCGATTATCCCGAACGGGGAGTCGGCAAACTTTTCAACCTCTCCACCAGCGGACTGAAATGCCTCCATTACTTTTAATGGAGTTCGGGGACCGTAAGCCTCCCTGCCCACGTAGAGCATTTGCTTGCCCATCTTCCGCCACAGCGGATCGGACTCCTCGAAAATCGGCCTGCCGGATCGGGCGTCCCTGTTCTCTTTAACGTCCATGATGGACCCCGCGAGGATCTGGTCCCCGAGGTATGGCTCAAGAAATGCGGTCGTTATGATCTTCTCGGCAGCGGTGACGGGCTCCCCCCTGACGAGGTGTTCCATTCCACGGAGGAACGGGTCAGCGATCACGGCGAACGGGTTCAGGTAGGTGAGGTCGAACGTAGTGAGGTCTCCCTCCTTGCCTCCTGACAGTTTACGCGCTGCCTTAGCGATGGCGCTGTCCCCTTTGAAGTAATAGAAAGTATGGTTTCTGAGATAAGGGGGGAGGGACATGCGATATGCCTCGTCCTCGTCTTCTCCCATCCCAGACAACAACCGCATAAGAAGAGCGGGGGCGGCTGTCGAGAACACTGCTACCGTCCCGAATCCAGCCATTCGTCTCCGCCCGCGAGACTTGATAACTGGGTTGGAATCCTTCATCTCCTTACGCGCCAGCGTGAACGTGTTCACCGCGATTCGTGGAACCTCCGCCGTGAACCGGATGAACGGTGCGATGACGAGACCAACACCGGACCCGCTTATTTTCTTCACGAGTGGGATGGCCCTAGAGTATGACTGAGCGGTGGCCGAGACGATGTCAGCGGCTGCCTGCTTCTTCTGCATGTCGGACATGAGAGAATACTTCCGGTCCTTTTGTGGCATCCCCTTCTCTGCTTCGGCTGCCTTCTCAATGACCGCCAACTCGTGCTCAAAGTATCCGATCTTGTAGAACGAATCCATTGCGGACCCGAGTCGGGCAGCAGTGTTATGGATAGACGCGAGAGCCTTAGCCCCTTTAGCTTTGGCTGCTCTCTTGTTGAGGTCAGCTAGCTTCCCTTCAAGGGACTCGAAAGTCTCTTCTCCGCGCATCAGCTTAATCATAATCTCCGAGCGGACTTCGTCACCGAACACACCGAGAGCTTCAAGCTCCCGCAAGTATGCACTGGTCTGGGCTGAGTTGCCCCTGAAGGCGCGGCCCGTAGCCATTGCGGCGGACATACCCGTTCCGCTGTGTGGGTTCCCAGAGTAGAGAGATTTAGCCGCTCCGAAATACCCCTGAGCTGGACCGAAGAACAGCACGTTACTCAGCATGTTGCGGAGGTAGAATCCGATTGAACCCAATGTCTTGGCAGCCATGGCGGTTCCCGTCGCTTTCTGTGCGAAAGTAACTACGTTGTGGATCGCCCGAGAAGAAGCGTCGTTGGCTTGCCGCACCGTCTGCTGGAACATCGGGCGGATGTCTTCGATGACTTCTTTCGTCGCATACATTCCGGCCAGAGGGTTCAACCCACTGTCAGCACCAGAGGACACGACGGGCTTCATCGAGTTGATCAGGTCGAACTCTTCTTTCGTCTTGGCTTTCTTCAACGCTTCGTTCCGTTGGGTGGAGGTCATAAGCCAACCGCTCTCTTGCCCTTGCTCTCGCATTGCGTTGAGGAATGACTGGTGGGCAGCAATCTTGGATACCGTCCCCATCGTGTAGAGGAGCGAGTCGATGCTGTCTTCCGGCACGTTGTTCGCGCCCATCAAGTCCGCGAGCGGCTTGGGGATCTCGGCCCTCCCTTCAAGGTTTTTGGTCAGCGCCTTGAGTGAGTCAGACATTCGGGCGGGCAGGGAGGCGGGCTTACCTGCCAAGTCGAACGCCGACGCAAAGTCTACCGCTCCGGTCTCAGTATCAAATGAATTGAGGAAGTCATGCACCATCTTGTATCCGAGCGACTGGCTCCCTTCTTCGCGGCTGTCGTATTTAGCTTCGGCTGCTGCCTGTGCTTCGGCATCCGTTCTCCCATCTTTCCTGAACCTGTCGTATTCAAACTTGATATACTGGTCGCGCATGAAGTCGATGGCGGCGTCCCTTACAGCCCGCGCACCGTCCTCCTCCGAGGTAAGAATGCGCTCAACGTAGTCTGTGTCGGAGAACATCTGATACCTGCGCGTCACGTAAAGTCCCATATTGTTATCGAACTTAACGCTCAGGTCTTTCTTGGAGAACCTTCCGAACAACTTCTTGGCTTTCGCGGACAGTTCGTCAGTCAGCCGACGGAGGTCGAGGAGAACGGGGAACAAGTTGGGGGCCGATTCACGCAAACTGTCGAACGCCTCGTTCCGGTCCTTGATCATGTCGGCCTTCTTGGCGTCGAACGATTTGGCTTTGTCCTCCTCGTAATCCTTTTGGGCTTTTTCGTAGGCGGCGTCCTTGGTGGCTTTAAGGGCGGCCTTAGAAGATTCCTGCTTTGACTTACGGGCTTTGGCTGCTGCGGAGTATAGCTTCTGCCTCTTGTCTGGGTCTGACTCGGCAGCGTCTATCTTAATCCGCTCGGCATCCTCTGCCTGTTTGTGTTTCGCATACTCGGTGGCGAGGTCGCTTTGATACTGGGCGTGAGCTGCATCCTTCACCTTGTTCCGTGCGTCCAGCAACACGTTGTCTGGGTCTGGGTCGATGTTGTCCGTGGTTCCGGTAGCCGCTTGGATGGTGTCCCACGGAATGTCTGCGGAGTTCGGGAAGTCTTTTTTCAGCGCGGCCTTATACTTGGTGTGGTATTCATCGACCACCTTATCGGAAGTTCTGAGGAACGAGTCCCGCTGCCTGACGTAACGCTGCACGGTCGGGTCGGTCTCTCCCTTGAACAACTTCATAAACGTCCCCTTCACGTTCTGGAATCCACCCTTCTCGATGAACGGCATTTCCAAGACCTCGATGAACTGGCTGTAGTCCACGCCCTCCGAGTTGAATTCGGACGGGAGGTCGGAGGCGGCTCCGAAAGTTGTGACGCCGGAGTGAATGTATTTCGGGCTGTCTGGGTTGAACCTGTCGCTCAGTGGAACGATCTCCCCTTTCGAGTCCAAGGTTATCGGGGCCACACTCTTGACGAGGTTGGGGTTACGAATAGCGAGATTCATGTGCTCGTCTTTGGGTAGGCCGTCGTCACCCGCATATTCGGGGAGCATTCTGTTTCCACCCCCCACTTCGGTGACGAGCATCCCGTCGTATTTAGACATGATTATGTCCACCAGTTCGGCCTTCTCCCAATATAGCCAGTAGCCCCTCTTAATTTTATTGAGGATGGATTCACTGAACACCTCTCCAACGTCGCCGTATGACGATCTCGTGTCTCGGTAATCTTTGAGAACTTCCGCGTCTGTGGCGTATTCGGCGTTAGGACCGAAATACTCGCGGGCAAAAGCCACGCCCATATCGTCAATAAATTCTTCCCAGTTAACACGAGGGTCAAACACACTCATCTCGTCTTTTGCTACGACGGGTATGACCGCGTGTCCGTCGATCCCTGTTTCTTGCATCTGGATGAACTCTTCAGCCTTGAGAACTTTTGGGGAAAAGAAAGTGAGGCCGAGCTTACCGGCAAAATCGCTTTTGCTAGGGTCGAACGTGTCAAACTTGGGTCGCTTATCTTTCGCCACGCTAGTCCCATGATACATGTTCCGCCGCGACCACCCCGTAAGTTCAGCCGCCCTATCCACGAGAGGCTGTAGCCTTTTCGTTATTTGGTCCGCCACCATTTGTGGGACCGACATATCGGGAGCGTCCCCGAACGCTTCAAGGTCAGGAGAGAAACCAAACCCTTCGAATTCCTCGCCGAGAAATTCATAGAGGTAGCCCTGTTGCACCTCTTCTGTCTGAGTAAGAATTGTCTTGATCTGGGCAGCCTCTTTGGCGTTAGTCGATCCGTTCCTTATCCTCGGGTCGCTGGAAAGGACGCCCCTATATTCGTTGAGAATACTGTCGTATTCCTCTTGGATTTCCTTCAGCTCCTTGGCTTGCTCGCCTGTTAAGCTGTCGCCTTCTTCCTGCCCGAAGCTCGTCGTGATACCCGAAAACATGTGGGCGTCCTTACCCTCGTCGAACCGCTTCGACGGTGGGATTATGTTCCCGCCCTTGTCGTAGGTTTTGGTGTGGGCGGTCTTTACTTTGGACGGGTCGCGCACAGCGATGTTGAAGGTGCTGTCTGGGTCAACCCGCTTATCACTTGCGTATTCCGAAACAAGGATCGCGTCGTATCCCATGTCGAACACCGCGTCTATTACCTCTGGCTTTTCCCACCAATCCCACTTGCCGTTGACCATGCGGTAGTAATCTTCCGAGTGTTGAGCGGCAACATCATCTCTTTTTATTTCTGCTTTGGGCGGGAGGTGAAACGGGACAGGGTCCGCCGGAGAAACTCCTCGTGGAGTAATAGGGGAATACGCCAAGTTGCCAAGTCTGCCTTCGGCTTTCAACCTGTTTAAGATGTCGGCGACCTGCTCCCAATCCTCCCGTGGGTCGAAGATCTTATCCGCCTTGATGAATGTGGGCAGGACGATAGGTTCGTAATATTCAGATCCCTTGTAGAACGATGTATCTTCCGACCCCATATGGTCTGTCTTCATCGTTGCAAAGGATCTGGCAGAGTAATCCCGAGGAGTGAAAAACATCAATCCTGTTGCGGGAGTGTAATGCTCACCGACAGCCCCCTTGTAAACCTCGAAAGGATATCTGTGGTTAAAGGACTTCTCATCTACAAACTCCTTTATGTTATCCAGCAGATCATCGGGAACAAGCTGCGCGGAATACCCCTTGTTCATTACAGGGTCTCCATCTGCCGTGATGTGTGAGATGCCATACTTGGCGAACAAAGCCTGCACACTTAACTTGCGGGCGGTGCCGTGATATAGCGACGGGGAGTAACCTTTGAGCGTGGCTACCTCCAGAATAAGGTCCCGTTGTTTTTCGCTGAGTTCGATTCTCTCTTCAGCGGTGGGGGCTTGCTTCCGCTTCTGCTCAAGCGCAAAGAACTCGCGGTCGATTGCCCGCAGTCTTATCGGCACGTTGCCAACGTCTTTCCTCGCCTCTTGCTGTCTCTGCGGGGCTTTCTTGATTACATCCAGAAACGACGGCTCTTCTGAGTCCCCAGTCAGTTGGATGGCAGGCGATTCGTCACGTTCTACATCGGTGCGAATTCTGAGCCTGTCCCTGCGCGGCTCAAACACTCGCCGCATGGCTTCACTTGCGAAGACGTAATCTTCGTCGCCCATTCGGGCGGTGATGCCGGAAGCTAGTCTTCCTTCTTCGGGCTGGGGCGCGATCCGCTGAAACCTCTCCCGCCGACCACGAATCCACGTTTGAACATCGGGTCCGAATCGGGGACTGAGGGTAAGTATCCCCTCCCCCGCTTTGTCCGTTTTCCAGTCGTGGTATCCGTATTCTCCGACTGTTGTGATTTCTTCAAGTTCTGCTTCCTGCTCATATTGTTCGATAATTTTATCAGTAAACGTGTCGTCTGTCAACACAGGAAGCATGTTCATGTAGTCCATCTTATAGTTAACTATAATTATCTGGTTAACGCCCACCTTCGTGAACCCCAAGTCGGGGTGCGTGGCCGACAAGAAATCCTGTATCTCTTGTTCCTTGGACTCTGTTAAATCTTCTGCGAAAGTGAGGCGAACACCGTGGGACTGGTTGTTGCCCCCAACGATGTGCATCAGGTTGTCTCGCCTAAAGGACTCGGCTGCTTCCTTCGCTTCCTTATCGGCTTTGTCGATACGCTGTTGCTCGGTGAGGTCGGGGTCTTCGGTGACGGTCGGAACAAAGACAGGGGTCTCCTCCATCCTTTTTGTTTCCTTGCTCCGTAGCTTGTATGGCTTGCCCTTTTTATTCTGGATTTGATACCCCTCGCCATCTTCAACCTTTACAACTTTGCCCGTATCAATTTTAGCGTTTTCACTCGCGGCGAACTTCTCCGCTTCTTCCTGCGTTTCAAACCGAGCGCCCCCTCTGGAGGTCGTTCCACGCTTTGATATTTTGTAGAAAACATCCTGCTTCGTGTGCTTAACGAACCTAGCCCACGGCACGGCGTCCTGCATGAAGATGTATTGCAGCCCCCGTGCGTAAGCGCGGATAGCGTCGTCGTCGTAAGTCTCCTTGCCCCCTACGTCTTTTGGTTTGTTGGGGTAAAGGGTGGACAGGACGTTAGGCGTAACTCCGCCTTGGTATCCCCCCATAGAGATTTTTGCTGTGGATAGCGCTATGCCCAGTTCCTTTGCGAGGAGGTCTTCTCCGGTAGTAGGGTCGATGATCAATCGCATCGCTTGCTCCGTGAACGACCTTTTCTCGTCAATAGACATGGCGGCTAGGCGTTCTCCTACCTCTGTTTTTGTAGACGCGATTACTTCCCACGTTGCCAACAGCCCCATCGAGTTTACGAAGTAATCGAAAGAACGGGACGCTTCAACGAAATCAACTCCGGTTGCGGCCAGTGCATTCTCTGTCCACCTACGTTGGTGGTCTCGCTCAGATGGCGCATCGGACATGACTTCTTTTTTCTTCCCCTTGACCATCTTGGTCACTTTCCTCTTGGTGAAGATGCGCTCTTGGCCTCTTCTGACCAAGTCCCCCGCCGCTATGCTTTCGGCTTCTGTCTTCTTCTTGACCGCTTTGTCTTCGGAACGAGCTTTGATTGCAGTCCAGATCATCGCCTGCACTTGGTGCGCCTCGTATCGGGGTTCCCCCTCGGCAAGGTTCTGGTTCAAAGAGTAGGTGATGCGGTTGATCATCTTCTCGGAAAACCCGAACGGCCCTTTCCCTTCTTTGTCGGTCAGCCCGATAGTATCGTAGCCCAAGGCCCTGTAGACCCACATGTCCACGGTGACTGGCTGCTGGATGTCTTCCAAGAACGCGGTGTCGATACGCATCGCCTTCAGTTGTTCCGGTGTCGCTTCCTGCACGATGTGGAACATGATGTTCTTGTAGAAATTGTCCGTCTTCCGGCCTACCCAATCTTTGTTGTCGTATAGGACGGCACGAGCTTTGTTATCCTGAACCGCAGTTTTAACCTTATAGTCTTTGCGGGAGACGTTATTGGCGTGTTGCTCGTAACCCCGAATAGCGAAATAAGTATTAACCTGCACTCCGGTTTGCGGGGAGTAGATAGCCAACAACGCGATGAGCTTTTCGGCTTCGACAACATCACCGTTGGTTATTTCGAGAATCTTCTTGGCGGCGTCTTCATACCAGAAGCGGCCTACCTCGCCCTCAACAGTTAGTTTCTTGAGGCGTTCCTCTAGTTCCTCGACCTCCTTTTCTGTTAGGGGGTCTTCCGAAGGCTTTTCTCCTTCGGAGAGCATCCCCGTTTGAAACTTGCGGAGTGGAGCACCTCGGAACCTGCCGTCTTCAAACCTATCATATTCAAGACCTTCAGGGAAGTCGCCGTCGAAATCAAAGTCACCGACCGTGATCCCTGAACGCAGGATACTTTCCTGTGTGGTATCGAATCTCTGCGAGAGTGGGATTACGTTTCCGTCTGCGTCTCGGGTAACGGGTTCTGCGGATTTGATCTGGTTAGGATTTGCTACTATAACTTCTTTGAAGTCACGCTCCCCGTCGCTCTTGCTGTGGTCTACAATTATTGCGGTCGCAAAACCGCTTTCAAGAAGGTAGCTTGCGTCTGGTCGAGTGCTCGCATAGTTTTTAATTCCTTTTTCAAATTCTAGGCGCTCCCGAATACGCTCTTCGGAAGCCCCTTCATCCCGCATTTCTTTTTCTGCTTGCGCTAATTCTTCTTCGGAAACCCTAAAAAATCCGCTGCCTCTTCTTGCTTCTAGTGAATCGGGGCGGTCTACCCCGATCTTTTTGTATGCGGCATTGATAGTCTCTTGATACGCTGCCCAAGCATTATAAGCATCAGTCAACCCATTTTCTCTGATGTATATGTTAATCCCCTGTGTCGAGTCGAAAAATAGCGGGTTACTCCCAAGGTCTAATGCTATATTATCTACTCGGCTTTCGAGAGATTTATCATCTCTTACGTTGGCGTCGATTGGTCCCGCGAACTCACGCACATCTTCCTTGGTTCCATCTAAGACTGCATAGTAACCAACTCCAAGAAGTCCTCTTTGACTCGGGAGAAGGGGTTTCCCATCTCGGTAAACTCCCGCTCTAGCCCCTCTCTCGGGATACCCCGCCGCTTTCGTAGCTTCGTCCACCATCCTCTGCGCTGTTCCCGTATCGCCTCTTTCAACTGCGGCCATGTATTCCGCATCAACTTCAGCCGTGATCCCAGCCTGCTGCTGAACGTCACGGCCAGCAGTAGCAGTGATACCGGAGGACACGAACTGGCCCTCACCGAACGCCACGTTAAGTATATTATCGCGTCTCGCAATAAGGGTGTTGACCATGTCGGTGCTGTCTACACCCACACCCATTACACTTTCGACGGCTGACCGGATAACCTCATCGGTCATTTTACGCAACTTGTTCGCGCTGTTCTGGAGGTCAGCAGTGGACATGTCGCCGAACACTTCCCCTGCCTGCCCCATCACGCGCAGCGTTGCGAACTCAGAACCTTCCTCGTTCCAAGCGCCACCCTTCGGTTCACCCTGCGCCCTGAACTTGAGTGCGCCACCCGTGTCTACATGAACCACGTTCCCTTCACCATCAACCATCAGGTTGTCATACACCAACCCGACAACATCCCAGTTGGCCAACCACGCGTGGACTGCGAAGTCGTCATAAGCTAGTTTACGCATCGCTGGATCTTCTGGGTCGAAGTCCGTGAAGTCTTCTCGCCACTCAGAGGCCGTCCCCAGAACGTCCTCTCCCGCTGCATTTTTGCCCGTCGCCAATCGGATGGGGAGAACATCAGCTCCTACAGTCTCGTAAAGAATCGTGGCCAGCACCTCATTACGAGCGTGTTCCGGTGTCTTGCTCTGTTTGAAGTAATGCTTCTTCCCATTCTCGTCTTCATACACCCCGCCCATGTTAGAGCCAAGCTGTCTGCCAACCTTGTCCCACTCGCGGGCGTTGATAACATCGCCTGCATCTTCTGGAACCTGAACCGTGATCCCTGAATCCACCATCACGCGTTCGGTTTCCTTCGGCTCATCGGCCCGTTCGATAGGCTTGTTCATGTTCGCCTGTTTCCTGAACTGTTCGATGACAGACTCAGGGTTGTTCGGGTCGAATGGTTTGAGGTTGGATATGTGCCTGAATCCTGCCTCCAGAGCCCTGACCTCGTTGACGACTCGGTCAACTGCGGTCCTAAGCTGTGGGCTGATGTCTCTGCGAGCCCTGTAATAGCCGAGCTTTTTCAGGAACCGCTTGAAATACCGAATAACGTATTGGAGGACGTTTGGGTTTCGGCGAATGAAAGCGACCTCTTCCTCTGTGCTGAACCCCCTAGTAACTTTCTGGGCGTGTTGGCGCAGATATTCCTCCATCACTTCGACCTGAGCATCCCTGTTTCCGTTTTGCCAACCGTCTCGTAGACTGGCCCGTTTGGCCTCACTGCCCTCGTCTCCGTAGTTGCTTATAGCTTCTTCCGCCTCGGCGAACGTCATGCTATCAATAATCTCCTGTTGCTCCGAACGAGTAAGGGAGGCCACAGAAGCGGCGTGGGCTACCTCCTCGTTGATAACGACAGCCACGGCATTCATCTGATTCCGCATGGAAACGGGTCTTCCCCCATTGCGGTTCTGGAGATCCTTCACCAAAGCTGCGAGTTTAGTGGGGTTGATAACCATGGTTCCGGTTTCCGAGTTAACGGACGCCATAGTTGGGTGGTTAAGGTCAACGTCCACCCGCATTTCGGGAGGGGCAACGCGGTTCCTGACAAAGGAAATGAGTCTTTCTAGTGCCTGCTGACCGCGCTGCTCGGCCCTGACATCCACTCCAGTCGCCGCCTGCAAGCCGGATGAAAGTCTGACCGCCTCTTCTTGCGAGCGAGAAACGTCTTCTGCGATCTTGCCTACGATTGCATCTGCGGTAACCGGCTCTTTGGCCGCTGTGTTGTTCGTGGCGGGGTCTGTGGGGAACACGCTGTCGGCAATGAAGTCCTTAGCTGTGCGGGACTTCTTGTTTGGGAGGTTAAGGAACTCCTCCACACCGATAAGATCCCTTTTGCTACGGCGTCTTGCACCCGCTGCCAGAACCGACGAATGTGATAGATCCAGAACGGCTGAGAACGCCGCATCAAACTCAGGACTCGCGCCCCGAAAAAACTTACGGATCGCTGCGATGATTTGTTCGAACCTGCTGTATTCAGCAGGGGCATTACGAGTAACAAGAATGCTCTTTACGAATTTTTGAAAATCCGTTGACGTAAGGAAGTGGGCTACAAATTCATCTACGTTTGAAAGCGCGTCGTATATGCGGGTGTCGTGGTATTTATAGACTCCAAAATCTGCCTGACGTATGGTGGTCGGCAGGTGGAAAATGGTTCCCTGCTGTGACATCTTCTTAAAGTCCGACTTGATGTCCGTAATGACTCCTTCAAGGAGGTCAATAGCTCTGACTTCTTGTTCGGTCTGTAAGTCAGCAGGCTTTCTCGTGACTCCGGTGACATACGCGTGGATCAACTCATGGAGTAACGTGTCGGCCACGCCCCGAGGGTTATCCCCGTTAATGTTTATCGAGATAGTGGGGGTGCCGTCAGCCAGATTGTCAAACTTACCTGCGTAGTTGAGGTTGGTCTCATCAATAGACAGCTCGATTCGCCGGATAAAATCAGGAGATCCAAGAAGGAGTCGGGCAATGGAGACGAGATGCGAATCGTATTCTTTCTGGGCGCGGTCGGACACATCAGCAATTCTGCGAAGCGCCTCGATAATGGACTCCGAATCTCCATCTTTTAGACCCAGTGCAGCGATCCCGTTCTTGTTCACCGCTTGAATATACCCTTTGCCAAGATTCCGCTGCTGTGAACGAAGCATAAGAGCGCCAACTGACCTGCGGACGTAGTTGTGGAAAGATACAACTTCTGCGTCCGACGGGGTGACTCCTCCCTTGAGGGGGCGTAGCTTATCTTTGAGGAACGCACGGTATGCTGGGTTGGTCTTAGGAGACCCTTCGACAGACGTGGAGGACAGCCCCATCAACTGCAGCGCCTCCCTTACTGGAGACCCCATTTCAAACTGCCCCTCGCGGAGAGCTTTTTGGAACGCGAGGCTGGATGCGTTAGCCCTGTTGTTGCCTTGCGCCATCCATTGAAGTGTAAAACCAAATAGTTGTTTGCTGCTCGTCCGGTTAAAGTCGGTAGTGGATGATTCAAACACCTCGTTCTGCACAAGGTTGACGAAGCTCTGGCGCAAGCTGGGGTCCGCATCAATAGCCGCCAGCGCATTTGACTGAACTTCTTTGAGCATGTCGGCGATGCCGGACTCGTTGAAAGGGGGAGGCGCGTTTTCTGGAAACGCGGTGTAGGTATCTTCGGATTCAGATACCGCGTTAAAGTCGGGGTCCGTTTCGAGTGCAGACACAGAATTAACACTAACCGTTGTCGCGAAGGATTCCCTCATGTGCTTGAGGCGGGCCTTCTGTTCGGTCATGTATGTGTCGGCAACTTCTCTACCGAGAGACGGGAGGGATATGGGGTCGCCATTAAAAAGTGATTCCTGCGCCCTGAGTCGTAACTCAATGAGAGCTGACTCCGTGAATTCGGGCGAGAGTTGCCCTGTGTTGGGGATGAGGAACCCCGCCACGGATTCGTTATTTTCAAGGCGGGTAAGAACATCCTGTCGGGTAATTTTTTCTGTGGGGGAGAACGGAGACTGGATGAGTTCATCTGGAGAGCTAAGTTCTTCGCTACGAATCGCGGTCACACGCTCAACCAAGCCAACAAGCCGTGTGTAATTAGGCTGCAACGCAAGCACACGGTCGGCGGGCGTAAGCGCAGAAACAAGGCCGCCGGATTCGGGGACCACGATATCCGACACTACGATGTTGTCGCCAACACGGAAGAACTTGAAGGCGGGGTTCAGCGTAGGAGAATTCAACTGATCGGGTTCAACCACGATAGGTGCTCCCGTCTCAAGCAGACTGAGCATAGTAAGCGGGTCATTGTTAAACTGGCCCACACCGAACCTGTCCAAAAACACTTTGCCCTCACCATATGCAACATCAAGAGCTGTGCCCCCTTCTGGCTTTGTGACAGGAATTTTTGGGAACCTAGCTTTGATCTCGGAGGATATGCGGTCGTTAGCTGCGCTGAGAAACGAGTCAGTAGTCGTCCGCTGATTAACGGGCACGTTAAGTTTCTTCAGTTTGGCTATGCTTACAACATGGGGGAACCCGCTATCGATGATGGAGTCAATCGACGCGATCTCTTCGGGAGACTGGGTAACTTCCTCAAGTTCGACTTTCTTCTCTATCTTCAAGCCCTTGAGCGCGAGAACCCGATCCTTAAATACTTCACCCCTTAACTCGACAGCTTGTTCTGGGCTTACCGCTTTCCCTTCACGGACACGCTTGTTGAGCGCCCGCCTGACAGAAGATTCTCCCGTGACTTCGGACTGAGCTACCTGCTGCTCCATTTTTTTGTAGAGAGCTTCGGCCTCGTTTATCGCAAGAATGGTATTCCTGAAATTTTGTTCGATGGCCGCTGCTTCTTCTGCGCGGGCAGGGTCTATGAATGTCCGTTTGGCTGGTGGGGTAACCTGAGCCCGCATTTCGCTCCCTAGCTGCGCCCCCTCGATCAAAGCACGACGCTTTTGCATGAGCCCTCTGACCGCTTGGTGGTCGGCGTTTTCGATAGAACTCGACTCACGGAGAGGCAGCTCAAGCTGTCGAAGCATATTTCCTTTTGCTTCGATGGTTGTCGGGTCTGCGCCTTCAGCGATGGGGACATCCTCTGCGAGAACTTCAGACAAGGCTTTGGCAACGGAGTCTGGGTTTACCTTTTCTCCCAGCAACGCTTCCATTTCTGGGTCCGGCGTTATGCCGGACGGTAATTGTGTCCCTTCTTCGGTGGCTTCCGGCTCTGCCCGCCCAATCAAGGCCGCCTGTTCTTCAGCGGTTGGGACCACGGATGCCCGTGCGTCCTTCCTACGCATATCAGATACTATCGTGTCTACCACTTCAGCAGTTATGGGCGCACCGCTCTCGGTGAGATCAGTGGACATTTGCTCCAGCACATCGTCGTAAAACGAGGACATCTCACGCTGACGGATAACGTCAGGTTGAAGCGAGCGCAGCCCCCGCTGCACAAGAGGGACCGAGCCTCCCATCATACCGCCCAGAGCAAAAGCGTGGAAGGTTTGCTGGAGACGCTCCAGCATCGGGGTGTCCTCATGGAGTGCCGCGTCGGTGATGAGCCCGTTAACAAACTCGTCAATGCTCTCCTCGATACCTTCGTCAATTACTCCCTTGGCAATTCCTTTTACACCCCCGAAAGCATATTTTTTCATGGTCTTCTTGAGAGCAATCTGTGCCGCGCTCAAGAGGTCGCCGTCTAATTTGCCGGTGATAGACTTTCCTACCCTGTTCATCTGTTTATAGGAAAGCCCTTTTAGTAGGGCGTCTTCCATGCCGCCGCGCCCGATAGTAGAAAAAGCAGAAGTAAGGAGCCCTGTGAATGTGCCTGCCATAAGCATGGCTCCGAGTGCCCTGTCGTGAGCCTCATCAGGACTAACGTCAGGGTTTTGCTTTAGCTGATTATATACCGCGCCGTAGGTTGCCGAACCGGAGCGAGTCGCGGCGGGGAGGAAAATGGCGGGGAGGTTGCCCAAGTGAGAAGAAAGTTTGCTATTGTAAGCATTGAGTATGTCAACCGCCCCTTCCTTGGAGCCTTTGACTAGGTTTGCTGCGAGCAAATCTTCTGCCTGATCAGCGGCAGACTTGGCTCCGGTTTTCCTGAAGACACTGGAGGTAACGGCCTTAACCATCCCCTTTGCCGTCATGCTGGCAGTCGCGGTTCCGCCTGCTTTAAGGGACGCGTAAGCGACTCCTCCCGCGCCACCCAAAGGGGCCGTGCCTGCAGCGAGTAGGGTAGTCGCGGCAATGTCGATAAGCATAGGGAACGCAGTCTCGGCGGCATCTTGGAAAAACCCAAACTCTTCTCCGAACACGGCAGCTAGTTGGCGGCGGTCTGCGTTCGCCTGACTCACGGACGCCAAGTAGTCTTTGGCCGGATCAAACCCGAACACAGCCGGAATAGCTGCGAATAGCTGGCCAACCCCGTTTACAAATGACATTCCGATTCCGGCAGCCCGTTCCGCAAACTCATTGTAATTGTCTTCGTCTGCGATGAACCCTTCAAGAATCTTGTAATCTTCTACGCCTGCCGAGCGACCAGACACGAGGGCCGTGTTCCACGAGTCAGACACATTTGAGTCAGACAGGAACTTATCCAACCGAGTGAACTCAGATTGCAGCACCCCAATGCGCTGCTTGTTAAGCATATTAACAACTTCTTCGCTAAGGTCTGGGTTGGCGGCAAGGGTTTTGTCGAAGACATCCTTGTTCACCATCGCCTGCATCGACATGACGGGGAGCCCGTAGCCCCCTACGCGGAGATTTTTTCCAATGTCGTCGTCGTCCAAGTCGTGGAACTCAAACATCTCCTTGTTGACGGCGTTCTCCAGAACCATCTGCTCGATGGCCAGTTCCATGTCTTCGGGGCGCATGTCGAACTTGAGGGCATACTTTGCCCCCAGTTGCTTGATGTTCGTCCCACGGGCTTCGTCAATAGCTTCGCGGCGGGCCTCTTGTTTTTCAATAGCTTCTCCTTGGCCCATGATAGACCCAAAGAAATTTTTTATTCCCCGCCCAACATCACTAGCCTTCTTCTCCACCCAGTCCATGAAACTATACTCGGACTCGGCGGCCTCAGTGGACAACCCATCGAGCTGAATGTCGAAGTCCTCGTTCTCGGAACGCTCGACCGCAAGAAGTCGGGACGCTTGGGCTACTTTTTGGATGCGATACAGCGGGATGTCGAAGCCATCCGGTGTGGACAACTGGGCCTGCGCGGCCATCGCATCGCCCATACCAACACCCCCTTCAGAAGAAGCCTTCAGTGCTTCGACAAGCTCCATTTGTGCCGCAGACTCGCCAACAATAAGCTGGCCGTTTGACAGCTTCGCCATGGGTAGCTCGCCGGAGTCCACCTTGGTGCGTAACAACTGGTCTCGGTTTTTATTTACAACTTCCGTGGCGTTGTTGAGTAGCGGCTGCAATTCTTCTGTGTATTCAACAGAAGGAGACTCAACAGAAGACGCAGACAGGTAATCGGAGAGGATCTGTCGATCCGGTTCACTGGTGGCTAGGCTCTGTTGAAAAGAGCGGGCCAACTGATCGAACGTCCGGCCTCTTTGAATGTCGGCGATCCTCTGCTCGACTTCTGCGGCGTTGGAATTGTCTTCGGCAAGAATCCCGTCTTCCTGTAACAACTCCGTAAAACCTTGCCGGAGTCCAGTTTCAATGTCGGGGGTGTAAGCGTCCGCCCGTATAAGTTCTTCGCGGATATAATCCCCGAACTTTAACCTGCTCTCAAGCGGGTCGTCATATACATTGCTGGCGGACCACTCGGAATAACCGAGGGTGTTGACGGTCGGGGTATCAGTTTGCTCAGACATAGCTGACGCGATTGGATATGTGGTTTAGTTAGTTTACTTTTTAATGAGTGATCTTCCTTCCTCGGCGTCGTCTTGAGACGTAGGGACGTTACCTACAGACAAAGCTCGCTGCTTTTGCATGAGCATATCGAGGACAAATTGTTTTTTCTGTGCCGGAGACGTATACGTGCCCTTGGCATACTCTTCGTATTCTTTAGCGGTAAAGTTTTGCCGCATCGCAGAGTCTTGCGCGAGTCGCTCGGACTCGTTCAAACGGAATTTTGTTGCGTAGTCTCCCGCTTCGATTTGTTCAGGCGTGGGCTCAACTTCGCCCCCTAGCACCCGCACTGTCCGAATGGCGTCGTCCACAGCTTTCAACTCAGCCTGTTGCCGCTTCGCCAGTATGCCGGTTTGTGTTCGGGCTCTGTTGGCTTTGTCCTGCGCCTTAGCCACTTGAATAATGCCGAGTTCTTTGGGGGTGCGTATACCGTCCATGTCGGCAAGCTGTTCGGTAGCTCCTACATCCCCAAGTGAAGCAGTTGCGTTCATCTGCGTGGTGTAGAAATTTTTCTGCGCGTCTGCACCAGTTACGGATTGAGCGGCACTGTTGAACAAACTGTTAAACATCGGGCTCCCCGCGAGACGGGGGTTTTGCGTGAACACATCTTGGCGAGTCTGATTGATGAAGCCCACCTTACTGAGAGAATCCATATCCGAGTTAAGGCCCTCGGACAAGGTGGCAGACACTCTGGAGATAGCGTCTGCCTCTTCCTGTTGTCGCCTGCTTTCTTCCTTTGCTTTCTCAAACTCAAATTGCGCCCGTTGGAAAGCGAGTTCCTGTGCCTGCATTCGACGGTCTTCCGCCAACATCTGCATCAGGGGTCTGTCGTATTCCTCGTAAAGATACTGCGACATGTGGGTCGATATGGGCCGACCAAAGTAATTCCCCTTCATCGGGGCGATGTCATCGCTATAAGAAAACTCAGCCATTTACTGTTTTGTTAGTCGCTATTGATGGATTTTTCTCCTGCCGTGACCAAGGGTTCTTCTTCCCTTTTGCGGGCGGCTGCAAGTGCTTGGCGGCGTTGATTTTCGGCGATCTCGGCGTTCTCTCTCGCCCTTCTCTGTTCCTCAAGGATGTCCGCTTGTGACTTTACGTTAGGCTCGTTAACCGAAAGAGAGGCTGCCACTCCTCTCAGCTTACCCGCTTCTGTGCGGTAACCTTCCCGCTCCAGCCTACGCGCTTCTCGTCGGTAGCGTCCTGCTTTTGTTCCGAGTCGGCGGGGAGCGTCCCCAAGACGACCGACAGATCCGGTCAGTGCGGTGGCACCGCTGGCGGGTCGTCTGCCTGCTGCGATATCAGTTGCCACCTTAAACCCGCCAAACGAACCAAAGTCTTGGGTTCTCAGCCCTAACTTCCGTCCTTCAGCTATGAGGTCTCTTCTCTTTTCAGCTTCTGTCTTCGGTCTTTCCTCTCGTGTTTCCTCTACTATATTTTCCGGCTCATACTGAATGGGGGGAGCCCCCTCCAAACCTTTTTCAGCAAGCTCGTCTACCGGAGGAGGAGTGGGAGGAGGGGGTGGGAGAGTATATTCAGGCATGATAGGATCTCCGGTATTGGGGTCGATACCCAAAGGAGCCTCTTCTGGGTCTGTCGGGGGCATAGCGTCAGCGTATATTCCCGCCGACTGAGCCTTACTACGGAACCCTTCATCGTTACTGAGGAAAAACTTGCCCCGTTCTTCACGGGACAACTTTCCGTCGCCGTCGGCATCAAACATTTCGAGTAGTTGACCGCTTTGTGCCGCTTGCAAAAAAGCCCTCCGGTCGTTCGCATCGAAAGAAATTTTTCCGCTCTTAGATGCTATTTGGGGTATTTTTTTTAATTCTTCCCAAGAGCGTGGTTCCCTACCCTGCAAATCTGCCACCTTGCGCTCCCGCGCCAGAGCCCTCTCTTTTATCGCTTCATCATCACTTCGGCGCGATTCAACCAATGCCGCATACGTTTTCGGGGCCGTAGAAAACTCATCTTGTTCTGTGAAAGAAAATTCAGGGTCGTCAACAAGGCCAGAAAAAAGGTCAAGCTGGTCCCTTGAAGGACGAAACTGAGGGTCCATTTTTGACGTATACTTGTCCCTTACTGCGTCCCCTCGCAGAAGAGCGAGTTTTTGGCTAGCGCGGGCAAAAGACTCGCGTTGCCTTTCGGCCTTTGATTTTCCAGCTTCTGCCGCACTCTTTAGAAAGTCTCCCGCAGGATCTTGGCGCACTAACTGCCCCGCCTTAAACGAGGCGAAGGCTGACTCAACGGGGTTTAAGACCCCAGCTTCAACCGCCCGTAAAATATTTTTCGGGGAGCCAATTTCTAAATCCCCTGCCTTCTCGCCCATAAATTCCGCTTCGGAACCATGCTTTCTCAGGGCCTCCCTTCGCGCTTCCTCACTAACAGCCAGATCCCCCACCTTATACAACTGCATTCCGGTTTGGGCGATAGGGAGCGTCTTGGCAGCCGCCTTGGCAACCGGCTTAACGGCAGCAGGAGTCTTTTTTAGTGCTTTGAGCGTATCTTTCGGGAGGTCACGCATCCGTCGGCGCTTCGTCCACGATGACTGGTTCTTTGGTCCTTGCACGGGCCTGTCATCTAAAATACCCAGATTAACAGCTTTTGGAATTCTGCTGCGTAGTCCCGTGCCACTACGGGGCGAGGGTGTCTTCTTCGCGGCAGCGGCCTTCTTCGCCTTGGCGTCAGCGGCCTCTTTGGCAGCCTTTTGTTCAGCGGCCTTCTTCGCCTTGGCGGCAGCGGCCTTCTTCGCAGCAGCTTCCCTCCCCTTCTTGCTCGCAGCCTTCTTGCTCGCAGCCTTCTTGGAAGCGGTCTTCTTGCTCGCAGCCTTCTTCTTCTTCGCGGCCATAACTTATTAACCTCTCTTGAGTCTTGAATTTGGATTACGGCCTAAGCCACGGTATGGAGCCATTGAAGATGTGCTGGAGAGAGTTGAAGCCCCCACACCGCCAACGGCACCCTGAACGCCAACGGCACCCTGAACACTACCGCCGCGAGTTCTTTTCGTGGTCTTGCCACGGTCACCCTTAGTTGGCTCCCCCCTGTCGTCCGATCCCGCAGTGGGTGTGTCGGCACCCCCACCACTTTGTCTAGCAACAGCAGCATCAAAGCCTCCCTGAGTAGCAAAGTCTTGTTTGCGAAGACCGGTGAGGGCACGTTTCGCCCCACCTAACGCATCCCTGCGGGCTTGTTCTTCCGGCTTTTTTAGTCGCATCGAAACTTCATTCTCATCTTTCCCTTCCGTGAGCATGGCTTCAAACCCCGATACTTTATCAATAGAAAGTCCCGCGTCTGCAAACGTCTTGTCAAACCGCTCGGGGTCAATGTCCAAAAGACCACCTTCACGAGCTTGAAAATCACGGTATTCACCTAAAGTCAGTTCCCCTTTTTCCGCTTTCCCCATTACGGTGTCGTATAATTTTATACGGTCTGCGGTGCGCTGCTTTTTTGCCGCAGCGTCAGGGGGAGGGATAAATTTGAATGACATTTCAAGCGGCTAAAGTGCGGATCAAGAATATGTGTTAAGACTTTATTTGTCAATCGAGCAAAACTGCATCTCTGTTCTGCAATGCTTGGCCCAACTGCTTTATTGTTCGTCTTTTGGCCGGTGAATTATTGTTTCCTTTTTCGGGTGGGTCTACCGCGACGAGGCCCAGTCTCTGTCGAGCGCAGTCCAATGCCAGAAAAGCGGCGTCAGCGAGGTCGGGGCTACGTCCAAAACGGGACTTAAATTCAGGCTTCGACTCTATCTTTACCCGCAAGGTTCCGCTTTTTACCATGTCGTAATTGCGGCTGGTAATTTCTTGGGCCAGATCGGTGCTGACTCCAAATACTTGACGAGTCCGCATTAGTTCCTTCCCGACGAACCAAAGCTCGGAGACCCTGTTTACATACAGCTCTGTGCCTACAGAGCGGCTATTGGCGCTAACTCGTCTGTCGCTAGCTTTCCCGCCAAACCCAACCCGCAAGAACCCGCTTTCCCATTCCCCAGACAACACATCGCAGAAAGGAGCGCCCGCACCCGTCGCATCAACCGCCACGTTTTCAGCAGAAATGTTGTGCTTCAGGCAGTAGTTTTTTATTTGTCGAACAATTTGATACGTTCGGGGAACCGATTTATTCGTGGCGTCGTCGTTCATGTGAACAGCATCTCCAAACTCAATCACATATTGCCCCGTGGTGTCATATCCTACGGACGCCGTGTAAAGAATAGTCCGGTCACCCCCATTCGTGAAGGCAGGGTCCACACCTGCAACTTTTACGGGAGTCCCCTGCCACTCAACTTTGTCCATGGCTTTGCTCATCGACAGTTCATTTTCCCCATAAATCCCCGTCGCCTCGTCTGAATCAAAGAACACAGCGCGAACCATTCGCATGTAACCGCGAGATTCGGGTCCGAGCAGCCCCTTATCTTCGTCAATCTTTTCCTGAGTAGGAAGCCAAGGGTAGATAACTTCTCCAGCTATTATGTTAGGGGAGCGTTCCCCATCCAACCGGATGTAGTCACCACCCCATTTCGTCGGCCACCCATCTTCCGTGTTTGTGTCCACTGAGTCCCAGCCGTTTATTGGCTCCGACCAGATCCCAAACGCGTCGAATCGGCTGTTAGGGTTAGACATGCCGATCAGTTGGAATTCAGGGTTCTTGGACAAGTTGGATAGCCCCGCCTGAAGAATGGCCTCGGATAACTCAGAAAGCTCGTCCCCGATCAGGATCACTCGTTTCTGCTTTATACCAATAAACTTGCCAACGGCCTCCCTCGTCTTGCTCTTTTCCGCCGCGATCAACGAAATGCCCGCTCGCTCGATAAGCGTCCCCTTCTCGTCAATGTATGCTGCGTTACCAATCGAGTCGCGAATCTTGATCGGCGCTCCGTCAATCACGGAAAGCAACGACATTACCGAACCCCAGATCCTTTTGCGGGCTTCACGCAACGTAGTCGATGTCATCAAGACGAGCGTGTCTTTTGGTTTCGACAACCAGTTAACGATTCCCCATGCCGCCATAGTGTGCGACTTGCCAGAAGAAGCGGAACCGCCGATAGCCAAATACTTGTTGTTGAGTGCCGCCCAAATCATTTGTTCGGCCCATGGGTGCTTCACCATTAACTTTTCAGGGAGATCACTATGGTTCCACAACTCGTCACACACTCTCCAAAAATAATACTCTCGCGCACGTAGGTGTTCATGATTAGCGAACCCATACAACAAAGCGGTGATGAGACTGGTGGGTGGTAGCGAAAGACCCCCTACATCCATGCGTTTTGTCTTGGGGTCGATTCGGGGTTCCAGTATCTGCTTGATGCTTGGGGCGCTTACCGACATAATCAAATCCACAGATTACGCCGTAACAAAGTGTCTGACAAACCTAAAGACAGCCTCCAGCAACGGGCCTTGACGATGTATAAAGCGGACTGGAAAACAGTTTCCATCGCTAAAGAACTAGGGGTCCACCCCGGCACGGTGCGTCGTTGGTTCAAAAAAATGGGCATACCCGCCAAGAAGAACGGGCTGCAACCTCACGCGGAGCCCCCAGAAGAAAAGCCTTCGGACGAGCTTGCCGAAGCAATAGACAACCAACTTGAATCCACTACTGACGAGGCGATTTTGCGAGCAAGTCACGACGCTCGGCAGGAAGAGGACGAAGCGATTCTGGAAATCGCGGAGCGTCAGTCCACGCCCGCTGATAAATACCAACATTATGCGGCAGCCACGGGCATCAAGCTCATGCGCGACAGCGTCAAAAACTTGCGCCCACCAAAGACAGTTCGTGAACTATCTGAACTCGACCAATTTATACGCCGAAATCTCGGACTGAACGCCAAGTCGGGCGGAAGTAGTAAGATGCAAATCGACATCTCAATACTCAACAACACAAAAGCCGACCGAGGTGACGGCGCGGTTAAGCCAGTTATCGACTTAGACTGATGATTTTTGACTTTGACTCCGGTGCTCCTGAATTCAGTGGCGCTCGATACGAGCCGTCAGACGATCCGTTCTTCTACCGCCAGCTTGACCCAACTTGCTACACAGGCTTCTCCGAAGAAGCTAGCAGCAAAAAGAAAAGCGGAGTCCTTATGTTCAGCGAACTGAAGGACGCATACATAGGCGTGGTTGAACACCCGCGAAACCCCCCAGTGGCCTGCTATTCAGTATCGGGGACCAAAACTATTCTGAAAGAGAAGCACGGCCTTAACGACAAAGAGATCAGTATGGCGCTCGACCAACTGAAGTCTTGCGACCTCGGCCCCAACACCCCGTGCTTCCTCGACTCAACCGACTTGGAATAATGGAACCTTTGTTTAAGAATAGGGAAATTGAGGTCAACCCAACCGTCCTGATTCGCGAAGATCACCCATCCAAAAATGATTTCTCGTTTAAGCACAAAATATTAGTGGGCATGTTTTTCAGGGTGATCCCTTCGACTGCCCGAGAAGTGTTCTTTATCCAAGGGTTGGTTAAAAATTACGTTGTGTTCACACCTGAAAACGGCGACGGTCTGATCATATCCCCTTCGTGCCTGAAGGGTATGAAGCAGTGATTGTTGGGATAGACAACGGATTAGACGGAGGGCTTTGCGCTATCTCCGCATTCGACGGGGGCATCATTGATAAAATTGCAATGCCCACGATGCAGCGAAGCAAGAAGCGGGAAGTGGCCACCGCCAAGATAAACGAGTGGCTGGTCAACCTGAACACGCCGTTCACGCTGGCAGTAGAGGAACCGCTGGCCCACGCGAAGAGTTCGCAAGCAGTCCGTTCGATGGCTCTTAGCTTTGGGAAAATCGTCGGGATGGCCGAGGTAAAAGGATACGATCTGGTTCGGGTCTCCGTCCATAAGTGGCAAAAGAAAATACTGGGTAACATACCAAAGGGCATGTCCAAAGTGGCTGCCCTCAATGCTGCCGAGAGAATGGCCCCCGAAGAAAACTGGCTAAAGAACAAACGGTGCCGGACTCCACACGACGGAATGGTCGATGCGTTTTTAATTGCTCAATATATTTTGACAGGCCGACAGAAAGGTGTATAATTACCGCTATGCCAAACAGCCACTCTGATAGAGACCACGCTGAATTTTCTCCTTCTGCTCTGAAGTATATAGCAGGCTGTGCTGGGTTTCACGGAAGAAGCGGAACAAGCGCGGCTGCCGAAAAGGGCACAAGGATACACGAAGCGTTGGAAGTCGAGGACACCTCCAACCTTCAGAGCGAGGAAGAGATTTCTATCTATGAGCAGATTATGGAGGAGGAAGGAGCGTTCCTCGCCAACTACGCCCAGAGCGGGAGAGAACAGACCGAAGATTTCAAGGAGATCCAGTTGACCGTTGAACTGGAAGGGACAGAAACTTGGGGGACTTGCGACCGCCTTACCGTCTTCGATGACGACACAGCAGTTCAAGCAGATTACAAAACGGGAATCTCCTTGATTGATCCACCGGAAAAAAACTGGCAGGCGCAGGCTTACACCGTAGGAACTTTTCAGAGGTTCCCAGAATTGAATGAGATCACATTTGTATTCTACGTCCCCGTTAGAAACGAGACGCTGTTTCACACGTTCACTCGGGATGATGTTCCTGCACTTGTCAGGAAGCTGTCGGAAATAATCAAAAAAGCAGAAGAAGTCCGGCCTAAATGGAACGACGGCACACCAGAACTCTCCGACCTAACTCCCACAGTAAACTGTCGGTTCTGTCGCCATGAAGATGCTTGCCCCGCGCTAGGTGGGTTAGTGGTTTCTGTAGCCAAGAAGATCAATACTGAACTGCCGGACGTTGACCTCGACGAAACCGACGACCCAGAGGTCGTGGAGCAGCTATGGGTCATCGCAAAGATGGTATCTAACTGGGCTGACCGGCTGAAAAAGCGGGCAGTCAACATGGCTAAAAACGGAATTGAGTTTCCAACTTTACGCCTCCGCAACATGGGGACCACGAAGAAGGTGGAAGATAACATAGGGCTGGTGGATATTGCCGAACAGTTCGGTTTGGATAAGGACGAAGTGCTGGAAGCAGCTAACCTCCCCCTCGCAAAACTGGCAAAAGTGGTGGGCGACAAAGTGCCAAAAGAAGACCGGAAAAAAATTTCTCAAGAATTTGTTGACGCCTGCGTCGAAGCGGGTATAGTCACCGCATCTCAGGCGAGGCACACCCTCTCCTAAAGCAACGAAACACAGACACAAGAAACATGGCAGGTAAAATTAAGGAAGCCGCAACAACGGAAATCATGTCTCCCGCGAGCATGATGATTGAACCAAGCGACATCGAGATCCCACGGATCAATGTTGTGCAAAAAACATCTGAGATTGACGCCCCGTTTGGGAGCATCGTTTTGGATAAGCAGTTCGTTATCGCAGAGCCGGAGACGGCTGTCGCGGCCATCCCAGTCTCCGTGGCCAAGGGGTGGCGGGAAGACATTCCCTACGACGACGACGAGATTCCTCGCATCGCTAACTCTCAGGAGGAGCGGGACGAGATCGCCAAGACTTCAGACTACCCAATGCTGGAGTTCGCGGACATCACGCTTCTCTTTGAGAAGCCGGACAAGACGGATGTAGGGGCCGCCTATCCGTTCCCTATTGGGGATCACCTCTACGCCCTTGGCCGCATCAACGTGGCGAAGGACGCGTATCGCCAGACCTTCAAGCGTCTGGCTACGTTCACCCTGTTCAACCCCGACACACCTCCTTCGACGAGATACTGGGACTTTACGTCCTCGCTCATCTCTCGTGGGAAGTATTCGTGGTATGCTCCGTCCCTCACGTTCACCGACAAGGAGACCAGTGAGGCTGTCCAGAAGTTCACCAATAACTTTGCAAGGTAATGGCGGACTTCGACGAAAAGACAGTGGAGGAGGAAGTCGTCATGCTTGGGGGCATGATCGACGACCTCGACAACTCAATCAATACTGCCTACGAAAGTAAGCACAAGCTCATGTCCATCCGAGCCGCGTTAGCGGGGGCCATCGGCATGTCCCTTCCAGCAGAAGACAAGAACCAGTTAGATCTGACTCTTGTCATGGACGGGGAAGAAGTCGATGTGGTCAAGGAGGAGCAGTAACAGGTCAGGTATTGTGGCGGGGTGATTAGAGATTTATTCTTTGTTCTCTAGTCATTCTGGTTAAAGCATCGCCTTCGTGGTAACCACATAAAAGCCACGGCGTTATCGAATAGCCCCTCACTGGTTTCGCTCATTGCCCAGTGGGGGGCTTTTCTTTTGAAGCCATGGAAATCTACGCGCTCGACTACGAGACTTATTATGACAAGCGGTGCAGCATTAAAACGCTCGGCCCTCTGGGATACTTCTCGCACCCAGAATTCGACGCTTACCTGCTGACCGTGAAGGGAACCGACGGCACAGAGTTCGTCGGACACCCCAAAAAGTTTAACTGGAATTTACTTATTGGTAATACGGCCCTGAGCCACAACGCATCTTTCGATGAAACCTTATATCTATATGGCGCTGCCCAATCGTGGTGGCCAAAAGTCCAACCAGCCGAGTGGCATTGCACGGCGGACCTTGCGGCGTATTGCCGCCTTCCTCGGTCGCTTAAAGGAGCGAGTCATGCAGCTTTTGGACTAGAGATCGACAAGTCCACTCGCGACAACATGAGCGGGAAGAGGTGGGAGTCGATGACGGACGAGTTCCGCGAAGAGGTAAGCGCGTATGCTATCAAGGACGCAGAACTTTGCTTACGGCTGTGGGAAGAGTTCAGCGGCCGCTGGCCAGAAGAAGAACGGGTTATCAGCACCCTGAACCGGAGGATCTGTCAGGGAGGAATCCCAATCGACACGGACCTCTTGAAGAAACAACTGGAGACCATCAACGAGAAGTTGTTTGAGGCGGAGTCCACAATCCCATGGCTTGGCAGTAAGCCCCTTCTAAGCCGCGCAGCGTTCGACGAGGAGTGCCAGAAGGTGGGGCTGGAGCCACCTGCGAGTCTAGCGAAGACCAACCCAGAGAGTAGGAAGTGGATTGAATACAACAGTCAGAAGCACGACTGGATCGAGGCCACGCAGAACTGGAGGAGGATCAACGCGCTCAAGAAAAAGGTCGAGAGCTTCGACGTAGCCACTATGCCAGACGGCAGATACTACGGAGGATTTATGTATTTTGGGGCTCATACCGGACGGTTCAGCGGGAGTGGGGGGAACCTCAACCTCCAGAACTTGCCAAGGGAGGAGATGTTTGGGGTCAACTTGCGCCACCTCATATCCACAAAAAAGGAAAAAAGATTGGTGGTAGCCGACCTGAGTCAGATCGAAGTCCGAACATTGTGCTGGCTGGCAGGGGATGCGGACATGATGAAAGAGATCGAGGAGTCGAACGATATTTACGAGGCGTTCGCGATTCGATTCGGGGCATGGAGTAAAGAGAAAGGGTCACTCAAACAAGACCCCAAGCTCCGGCACAAAGTTAAGGCGATGGTTCTGGGGTGTGGATACGGAGCAGGCAAGAAACGGTTTGCTGAAATGTCTGGCATGGCTCAGGCCGAAGCTGACATGGCCGTTGACTTGTATCGGAACTCAATGCGAAGTGTAACGAGCTTATGGCAAAAATATAATGTAGAAGTTAGGGGTGCCTATGACCTTTCCCAGCAGGGGGTGTCCACCCCGTTTACCGTAGATTTGCCGAGTGGACGGTCTCTCGATTACGGGCTGATATCAGCCGAGCCATTCAAGGGCAGACTTCAATACACCGCATATTTCCCCAAAGGAGCTAAGATGGTCCCCGTCCGACTGTGGGGCGGGTTCATCGCTGAAAACGCTTCGCAGGCACTCGCGAGAGATATTTTCTCGGATATGCTTGTCAGAATAAACGAAGCGGGGCATAGAGTAATCATGCATGTCCACGATGAAATCGTCGTTGAGGCTGATGCGGATGAGGCGGACGAAGTCTTGGGGGATGTCCTCAACATAATGTCTACCCCACCGGAGTGGATCGCTGACATCCCACTTGATGCTGAAGGAACCACACTAACTAGATACACAAAGTGACTTACCGTTATATTGAAAACCTGCGGAGTTCTGCTGCCAGAAAGTCGGCTGACCTCTCCAAAATAAACTCCCCCATACCTAAGTTCGCGTCGAAAGCCGAATACCGCGCATGGTGTGCGGACACAAAAACAAAACACGTATTTTACTCAACAATAGAAGGTCGCGCCCCATCGAAACGGGTGTCTACCGATAACCCACTCAACAAGGTTTATGGTATTGTTGCTGACTATGACGCTCCCGTTAACTGGAGTTTGGTGGATGGTAAGATATCTACAATATGTGCCAACAACCTCCCAACATGGAGAACTAAAACATACAGTGGATACATTCGTCTGGTGTGGGAATTTGAAGACGGCGTCCCAGTTCCTCCAGATATGTTTGCGGCGTTCGCCAAGGAACTGAAAAAGATACTAAAGCTCAACAAGATTTTTGCTGGCTTCGATGAGACCTCGTTAAATCCATCACAATATTTTGAGTTAGGGGTTGATTGGCATAAGATTGGTGGACCCCTTCCAAAGGCTATTGTCCACACCGCATTACTCAAAGCCGCAGAAACAAACCCACCGCAATCCGGTGACACTGCCGTCCCCATAGATGTAGTCGCGGAAAAAGTTAAAGCTGACTTTGGGCACAGGTGGGTAGGCCCGTTTGAAATAGGAAGCCGTGGCCCACTATTCTGGATTGATGACGGTATCGACAGGGAAGGTTGTCAGGTCGCCGAAGACGGAATGATCTGCTACAGCGACAGGGCGGGCCGTGGGTTCCTGTCTTGGAGGGACATCTTTGGGTCTCCTTTCGTAGAAGATTACGAACAGAAAAAGCTCGGGTCTCTTCTCGATGAATACTGGTTTAACGGAAAGAGATTTTTCAAACTCCTAAACGATATCGCCGTGGAGATACCAAGAGACCAACTCGTATTAGAGTTGCGCCAGATGGGGTTCTGTCCGAAGCAGAAAAAAGGTAAGCCGCTGTCAGAAGTCGAGGCCGCCCTGCTTGTGATAAGCAACCAAAACAGGATCACGGAGATCGCTCCGGTTGTATTCTCCAAGCACCGAGTAGTTGAAGAAAGTGGTAACCGTATTCTCAACACAGCAACCGTAGAACCAGTGGAGCCTGCTGACGACGGTGACCCAAAGAACTGGCCATTCCTCAACGCATGGCTATCTCAACTATTCGATAATTCTACTTCCCGCCCCACAGTGGAATACTTCTACGCGTGGATGAAGAGGTTTTACGAAGCGGTCCTTGAACGGGAGACACGGCAGGGGCAAGCGTTGATTCTTGTCGGACCAACTAACAAAGGAAAGAGTCTGCTATCTAACAGAGTTATCTCGGGGCTAGTCGGTGGGTTCTCTGATGCTTCCGATTACTTGTCGGGCCACACCAAGTTCAACAAAGATCTGGGGCGCGTGGCAGCATGGGTTATTGACGACACGACAAGCGCGAGTTCCTTTCAGGATCAAAGAAAAGCAACCGAGCTAATCAAGCGAGCCGTTGCTAACCCGAGGATTGAATACATGGCTAAGTATGCGGACGCCATCTCGATCCCATGGGCAGGGCGTGTAATCATGTCCCTGAACATGGACGCCAATAGCTTATCCGTGATCCCCGCCCTTGACAGCAGCAACCGTGACAAGCTCATAGCCTTAAAAGTGAGAGACTTTGCTACGAGCAGCTTCCCCCCGAATAAATTGTTAGAAGCAACTATTAAAAAAGAGCTTCCCTTTTTTGGTAAGTGGTTACTGGATTGGACAGTCCCACAAGAAATTGAATCGTATGGGAGGTTCGGGGTTGTTAGCTTCATCGACATCTCCGTTGCTTCAGCGGCCTACGACAACTCAAGCCGATCTGCTGTTGCTGAACTGGTTGAATTCTTCGCTAAAAAGTGCCGCGCCATGAACGATACAATGAAGAGTTGGGAGGGAACCCTCACGGAATTTCAGGTGACCCTTCACGACTTCAACAACGGGCGTAACGTCGGGATGTCAAATAATCTTGAGTTCGTCCGTCGCGGTATGTCCGCACTGGAAGAAGCTGGTAAAGCGAACACCAACGTCAGGCCCGTAAAATCAGTGGGGCATGGTGGGGGGAAAGTGTGGACTATAAGCGTGGAAGAAAAATACGACATCACGCCCGCCACAGTCGTGGCTTCATAAAGAGGATGGGGAGCGCAAGCTGGAGATGGGGATATGATATCCTGACACTTTGTAGGCGAAGCCATAGTCGTCCTCTTCTCCCTTGCGCTTGAATTCACCCTGCTCCAGCAGACGGTTCTTGGTTATCCACCCTAACATCCAAGCGCGGGTGAGGTCTTTACGGACACGGACAAAAAAGTAATGGCTCGCTTTCAGGGGTTTACCCTCTCCACACACCACAGATGCCGTGTAATGTGGCCTAGGTTTGTCGTGGCATGTCTTGGACTTTACGTCGATTTTTCGATTTCCCAATAAGTAGTCGTGGGTCAGGCTGTAGTTGCCGACGTATTTGGCATCGGGAAAAAGAAGTTCAAACCCAATTTCACCAAGGAAGCCCGTCATGCGGCCCGCACCACGGGTGAACGAATTGGGGAGCACACCAAGATTCTGACTCCTCTCGAAAGCCTGTTTTACATTTTCGGAGTTCGGGGTGAACTTAATAAGTTTGCCTCGGCGTTCTTTTGAGAACTGACGAGACAGTTTTTTCTTCATCTACCAGAGGTGTTTGCACGCCCAATATCTCGCCGTAGTTTTGTCTTTTGCAGTTTTGCAATTGTGGCGGGCGCGAAAATTAGCACGTCGTTTGGGGTTCTTGTGTTTGCGAAAATCTGAATAATCACGGTGCCCGTAAGATACCTTCTTAACTTTGTCGCCTTGCTTGCCGAGGACCACAAACTTTTTCTTGCTTCCTTTAGGGGCGCGTTTCGGTTTGTTGAAACCAGCAAAGGTTTCTCCGTGGTATTGGATTCTACCTGAAGGAAGGCGCTTGAACCGCTTAGTAGCCACTTCCCATACGCCTCTCTACTGCCTCCGTGAAAGACTCGTCTTTCTTAGCGGCTTTCTTAGCGACTTTCTTCTTAGCAGCTTTTTTCTTAGTGGCTTTTTTCTTCGGGGCCGAATGCCCATAACCTTTTTTCTTGAGCGCGAGGTGCTGCTCGTAGGTTTTAGCAGCTACAGCTTTACCCGTTTTCGGGTGATACATATTGTGTGGTTTGAAGTCTTTCTTCTTCATGCGTTTCGTTTGGTTGATTTTAAAAAGGCTTTTCGTTCAGCATCGGTATACTTAGCTCTCTGTTTTCCTTGGGCTGTGGCTGCACGTTTCTTGCGATTACCTGCGGCTTTTTGTGCAGAGGTCAGTTTATTTCTAGCGGCTCGGGGTAAGTAACGCTCCCCCGTTTCGGAAGACTTCTTACCAGAGCTGGTTCCCCAGTCTTCTTTTGTCCACTTTTTCAAGGACTTCTGCGACTTCTTCAAGGCCATTATCGGTATCCTCCTCCCTTAGCTTTGTATTCACGGGCGAGCATTTGTGCTTTTCGGGCAGACCACTGCCCGCTACGGCCTCCTTTTGATCCGGCTTTAATCCGTTCAAAGAGACGTTTACGCATCGTGGGCTTTGTGTAGTTGCCTGCTTCGTTAACTCTGGATTTCTTTTTTGGCATTAGCTTGGAATCTTTTTGTAAATCGTTCCCATGCTGGAAAAAATATTTCGTCGATACAACGAACAATGGCCTCTTCTTCATACGCCTCACAATAAGCGAGACCGGAAATGCCTAACGCAGCGTGAACCATCTCATGGCGGATTGTCTCGATGAGATCTTTCCCTTTCAGACTCTTGTCGATCTCGATGAGCTTCCGCCTATGGGAATAAACCCCATAACAGTCGTCGTCGCCTAGATCTCTGAATCGGATTCGGACCCGAACCCCACCCATGGTTATGCTTTTGGGGACACTCATCCTCCTGCGAATCTTTCAATCGCACGGGCGTAGACCCCAACTAAGGCCCCGCGATTGTGGTTAATCATGTCCCACTCTTCTTCATTGCTCCCAAAAAATGGTTCAGCAATCACAGCTACAGGGCGCACCTTTCGCAACAGGTAGGAGCCACGTTGATTTCGTGTCCTTGGCTTCGCCCCTCTGGCTTTCATGTCGGGGAAAGAAGCGGACATTTCATCGCTCAATATACTGGCAAACTTCTTGCCGCCTTTACTGGTGTGCCAGTAAAGCCATTCGTGCCCAGAGGCTGACGGACCAGCGGAATTAAAATGCAACTCAATGACTGCGTCGATGTCGTCTTCTACCAGCTTACGGGCTAGGTAGTTGATTCCGCCCACGTAGCTTTTAGCGGGGTATTGGTCGTATATTTTATAATCAACCGACAACACGCTGGAAATACGCCGGACGATATCGCGGTTGAAATCCCACTCAGAGAGAATGTAGTCGCCTACAGTATAGGCTCCTTGGTCTCTTAACCGAGAGTGTCCGACTGCCAATCCAATCTTCATTTTTTAAGAATGCGATAGAGTGAAGCCAGCCCCACAGCGATGCCCACGATGAGCGACCCCACTCGTAGCCAGTATTCGAACTGCTCCTGCATACTTGTGATCAGCCCAATGACGGGTGCCGCCATTCCGATCAGGGAATCGAATATTCGGGTGTTGATCATTCGCCTATGTTGCTTAGAGGATCGCGATTGTAGAGCTTGGCCATAATCTGGTCTACTTGTTGCTCCAGCTCTCCGATTTTAAGGTTCTGCCTCACATCGTCTGGCAAAGATCCACTCCCCCATTTTCCGGCAGGCCAATCACGGACGAAGATAGCGTGCTTCTCAACGTCCTTAGCAATCATCTGGATCTGGAAGTCGTTGTGTTGCACCTCGCTCTGGAGCTTACTAGCCCACCAGACGATGCCCGCCGCTTGAACAGCGAGGCCAACACCTAGAGATATAAGAAACTTAGTGTCCATTATTTATCTCCAATGATCACAGCACGGCGATAACTGTAGTCGCTGTGAAACTTGTGGTCTTTCCGACCCACCAAACTACCTTCGCAAAAATCATATGTTTTGCCCTCAATCAGAGTGATCGTCGGCGGATCGTATAATGCGCTCGCGTTCGCGCTTGAGGCGTTTCGCGACTCGCTCGATCCGCAGCTTGCTATCAGCAGAACCGTCAGCGGCCAGTGCATCAAGACGATCTTCCAAACCATCGATATACCTGTCTCTTTGCCACCTGATATGTTCGACATAAGCCTGTAGAGCAGCGGTTAAAAAACGAAAGAAGGTCTTCACTTGGACTTAGCCTTGCCCACATTGAGAGCGAGCCAGCTAATGACGCCTGAAATGCGCTGGACCCATTTGTTATCGCTTTCGTTCGGTGTCAGGGTGGCGACGAGTGAAGCCACCGCGATGACGCTGGCTGCGATTTGCAGAAGTTGCTCTGCGTTTTCTGTGATGTATTGGATCATGGTGGGGGTTACATTATGTTGATTGTGCTTCCGCCTGCTCCGGCGGGAGAGAAATTTACAGCGGGCTTGGCCGCTCCACGGTGTGCGTCCAGTTGCTCGTCGAGCAAAGCGCGACACACGGACCAGTGGTAGTTAGCTCGCTCAACGTCTGCATTCTCTTCAGCGATAGAGCCGAGAAGCGCGTGTTTGATCGCGTTGAGGCTGGAGATGTAAACAACGTCCGTGCTGCTGAGAAGTTTCTGGAACTTCCGCTTCAAAAGGAGGCGAAGGGTAACAGTCTTGTCATCTCGGTTATCAATCCGGTAGCGTCGGTAGCGGGTTACTTGGTTAGCCTGTTGAAGGCTGCTCGCAGCTACGAGAGTCACTTCGGGGGACGAGCCTGTCTCAACCCACAACAGTTGAACGGGTTTGGATAGCTCGGTTGTATCTACCCTGATTTCACTAATGCTCGTAATATCGGTTGCATGAGTGTTCATTGCGGACGCACTCGACAAAGTGAATTTACCTCCATTAGTAGGAGAAGATGAATCTTCATCTACCGCAGGATTAGACGTATCAGTCCCGTCTGAGTAAGTAACAAAAATAATCCCAGAGGAGGGGAGGTTCCCATCAGGGTTAATAGGGGCCAACCGCAAGCTGTAAGTCTTCCCATCCACAGGCTCCTCGACAGTGGCCGAATAACCGTCGTCTACGATACCCAGCGCGGCCAATGTGTGCTCCCCAGCAGTGTCATCCCGTCCGAACAAACGGTAGTCGTGGAACTGGCTGCGGATAGTCCTCGGAAAAGAATAATCGGTGCTGCTCCCGTCACCATCGACAATAGCCGAAATAATTGATTCGGCATTGTCGGGGATAGTAAATGTGCTGGAAGTAGTGGTGACTACATCCTCGAAAACGAGGTCGCGCCACATACCCATGTTGTAGAGTCTAGGCAGGGCCAGATTCAGTTCTTTTCGGAACTGAGTGGAGTTGGCCCCCTTGGACCCGCATATATCTAACA